GGAATCCTTCCTGCGCACGGCCCTGGAGGCACTGCTGACCGGCTTAGCGGAAACGCTAAGTATAACCAGTCAGAGTGGACCAGGCGCCTAGATGACGTATTCCCGTATGTGGAATACCTGCTCCCTTCTCCAAGCTTTTACGGCGAGGAGGAGAGAGGTGCGATCCACTTCCGTGAACCTGGTGATGAATTACCTACAAGGGTAATTCATGTGCCTAAGACGCTGAAGACACCGCGGATCATCGCCCTGGAGCCTACTGCTATGCAGTATGTGCAACAGGGACTAATGCGTCCGTTCGTTCATGCCCTCGAAGCCGACCCTGTCTCACGACATTGGGTCGGGTTCTTCGACCAGGTACCAAATCAGGTCCTGGCTAAAAGGGGCAGTGTGACCGGGGAACTGGCAACTCTCGATCTTCGAGAAGCCAGTGACCGTGTCTCCACTCTGCATGTCAAGGTACTGCTTCGCGGCTACACGCATCTTTCGGATGCAGTTTTCGCATGCAGGTCCAGTAATGCGGAGGTGCTTGGCCATGGGGTGATCCCTCTCGCTAAGTTTGCGTCAATGGGTTCGGCTCTGACTTTTCCTTTAGAGGCAATGGTCTTCGCGACCTGCGTCTTGATGGGAATTGAGAAGAGCCGAGGGTGCAAGATCCGGTCCCCACATGAGCTCAAAAAGCTCAGGGGACTGGTGCGCGTGTACGGGGACGATATCATTTGTCCTCGTGCTGATGCATCAGATGTAGTCTCAACCTTGGAGTCTTTTGGCTTCAAGGTCAATGAGCACAAGAGTTTCTGGAGTGGTAACTTCAGGGAATCTTGTGGCAAAGAGTACTTCTTTGGCAATGACGTTTCAATCGTCAAAGTCAAGCATGTACCACCTGACTACATACCGAACCTGTCCAAACTGACAGACGCAAGTCTGCTCAGGGATCTGGTCTCAACTGTCGCGCTGAGAAACCGGCTTTACCAGGCCGGACTCAGAAGGGCAGCAGACCATTTGGACTTCACGCTGGAGCGAACTCTACAAGGGTTCTATCCTTTCGTCGGCCCCGAATTCTCGGGGTTGGGCAGAGTACATGAGTGGAAGCGGTCTTACGACCGTAACCACCCGGACTACCAGCTCCCTGCTTGCAGGGCATGGAAAGTCCGGTACCGTTACAAGAAGAAATCCTTGGACGGCACAGGTGCTTTGATGAAGTTCTTCCTGAAGAAGGGTAAGCTACCCTCACCCAGGAACCATTTGGAACGCTC